TATCGGCAAAGCCAAGGTAAGAGCCGCCGGCGTCTGAAAGGATGATCTTTGTGCCGGTCAGGTTGTCGGCCATAAAGGATGCGCCTGTTCCCGTTTCCGGCAGGTATAGTGAGTCTGTTAAGCGTCCTGCTGATACATTGAACTTGGCACCTGTTTGCAGGATACCCGTGGACAGGTTCCAAATGTTGTTACCGCCACCGCCCGATGAATTGATGACGTAGGGGGAAGCGGCTGTACCGGCCCCTGTTATGGTCACATTGGTTCCCTGTGCGATAAAGCCCGTGATATTGGCAAGGGAAAATGTATAATCAATGGTAGTATCTGAAATCTGCTTGAGTAACCCAATATGGCTGTCCGTCTGTACCTGAATCGCCTTAAAGGCGGCAACAGAGTCGTTTCTCCAGTGTACCAAGGTATCATACCCGGTTTTCAGGATGTTTTCGAGGTACATATTCTGAAAGGAGTTACCGCCGGATCCGAAACCTTGGGCAAGCACCCATTCACGGGTAGCCATGATACCTGATTCATTTGGGAGGTCATAGGTGCGGTCTGCCGTGTAGGTCGTGTTGGAGGTGGAAAACCTGTGCCCGAAACCGTCCTGTGAGAAGTAAAGGGCATCCCCTTCGTTGATGATAATGTGGTTACCGCCGGTCTGGTTTCCTTTGGTCAGTACGTCATCTAAGGTGTAGCCGATGGCACGAATGGAATCCAGCTTACGGATGGCATCCTTATTGGTCAGGAAGCCTGTATGTTCAGATGAATCCACTTTCAGGCTGGGCCAGTAGTCCATCACCCGCCACTGCTTTGTGGCATAGCTCCATACCTGTGGTTTATAAGAGGTGTCAACGGTGGTGCGAAGGGCTTGAATATTCATTTGCCCGGACTGTGGGGCAAGGCTGATGGTATCGGGATAAACGGAAAAGGACGAATAGCTGCCGCCGCCGGAAGCCTCTAAGTAAACCGTTGGCTTTGGCCCTGACCCTTGGGTTACAAAGGAGCCAATACCGCCGGAAGTGGTGGTTTCAAACCGGGAAGACGTTGAACTTAACTGAATCTTTGTGTTTGGGGTGCCTGAGCCTGCCGTAACGTTGAACGTACTCGTATTGACATTAAAGGCAAAGACGTTGGAGAAGGTCAGGAAGTTATTACCCGCATTGATCGTATTGCCTTGGGTTAAGGTGCTGCCGTTGATCAGGGCTGCCTGAAAGGTGAGGGATGCCTCTACGCTGTCCACAATTCTTTTCAACGCCCTTCGGGTGCTGAGGCCAAAGAAAGACGTATCTGCATAGAAATTTCCTGAACCATTATAGTAAATAGGTGCGCTGGCCGTAAACAGGCCGTGCGAATAGGAATCAAAATCGCTGATAAAGGTGTGTGTCTTGGAGCCGGTGATACTGTCTGCAGGGATGGGGGCAAGCCTCAGCAGGATGCCATTGGTCAGAATGAAAGAGTTGGACAGGGTGTAGGTGCCACCCCCGCCGCCGCCGGTATAGGAGATCACCCCACCGGCAGAAATATTAATGCCTGTCCCTGCCGTAAAGGAACCCCATACAGCGGTGGTAAAATCGGTCACCTGTGAGGAAGTATGTGTATGGGTGATGCTGGCCCATGTGGCACTGCCGGTTGTGATCACATCAGCTGCAAAGTTTCTTAGGGCAAGCGTGCCATCAAAATACTGTGTGGTCGTTCCTAAAGTTATTAACGGTTGTTTGGCCGCAAGGGCTGCCACGAGGTCCGTTTGTGCCGATAGGGTTCCGGTGATGTTGCCCCATGCTGCCGTGCCCCCACCGCCACCGCCCTGCATCAGGATGAACTTTTGCTGGCCTACGGACCACATATAAAGAGAATCGCCCTTTATGGACAGGTAAGGCTTATTTTTTACCCATGATGCCCTCATGATGGTATCCGATGGAAGCCCCAAGGCGCTATCCACCCGCAGCAAGCCACGGGCAATAACATCAGTCAGAGGCGTGCCCAAATACTGCTTTGTTGGTGCCTGCCCCAAGCAAACCACCGCAGAAAGTAACAAAGCAAATAAGACCGAAAGCCTTACAGTTTGTATAGAATGTGAATCCATTCGTCTTGTGATAAAGGGCTGGCAAACACGATTGTGCCGGTGGCTGTGATAAACTTCACCTGTTTTGCATTGGGCGTGCCTACGGTAATCACCTCGTGGTCAATACCATCCCTACCCACATAGACTAATGTTGCCCCGACCAGATCCGGGTCTGTAAAGTCGGTTTCACCGCCTGCGGGTGATGTGTAGTCGATTGGGTCTTGCAAATCTGTGTTTGTTGTACCTGGATTTGTTAATGTGGTGCTGAGGGCGAAAGCTCCACTCCCCTTCATCTCGATTGTGTCTTCCGAGAATCCGTCAACAGGGGAGGCGATCCCGGTGTGTGGGATCATTACATGGCCGGTGATTTCAATCAAATTTCCATTATTATCTTGATATATTGTGCGTATGTCAAGACCGTTTTTCCTTAAACTTAATAGCAGGGTATCAAATACCGTGTACATCGTACCGCTCGGAGGCACCACGTGGGTAACAGTGGAAAGGGTAAAACCCCACTCCCCCATCCCTGAAACGTAGCTTTTAAACCCCTGCAGCCCTACCGTGGCTTTTTCAATCAGCTCGGTATCATAGTAAAACTCCAAAGAGGTCACGCAGGCAAAGGGGATCCACTGACCCCCAAGGTCAGCCTCCAATAGTACATTTTCCCCTGTCAGTGCCGTTTGTGCCATTATGTATCCGAGTTTTCGATGTACTTAAATTCAAAAGGTTTGGAATAATCCTTTTCGAGCGCTGAATCAAAGACCTCGGCAAAGAACCCCTGCCACGTACAGCGGTAGAAGTCCATGTCATAATGAAGCAGCATGAAATACTTGTGATCGGTGTGGGGCGATTGATCGGAAATGAAGAAGGTATTAATCAGGTCTGGTGCAATGGAATCGGTATCCAGTCCCTTGATGTTGCAATCAAATATACGCATAACCCTGCCATATTGGTTCCATACGCTGAAAGCCTGTGTGCGTCCAAGTGGTGTGATGTAAACAGGATCCACGGGGTTCATGGCACGGATAAAAGGCACCCCCGCATTGTACCATCCTTTTGTTAGTTGGTAATTGCCGTTCACCTCTTTGAACAGGGCCCCTTTAAATAGTTTTTTGGGCGAATCGGATATGAACACCTGCTTTTTTCTTTTGGCCCGGTAGTTCCCCGTTTGGCTGACCTTGGAAGATTGGGCGGTAAACTTCCGGTAAGTACCGTCTATGTAGGGTATATAGTCAAACTGCAGGTTTTGGTAGTGAATATCTACGTCATCATAGGGGAAAGCGGAGGTATTGAGGCTGTGCAGGCCGATGACCACGTTTCCACCCACAGGTAAGGGGGGAGCCTCCCATGTGGCACCGTTCCATTGGTCCTCATCCATCATGCTAAAGTTCAGCCTAAAGGTGATGGCGTTACCCGTGCCGCTGTTGATCGGTCCCGCCCATGTGGGCACCTGTACCCATTTGGTCACGCCTTCATCGAATAGGTTGCCTTTAATATCGGCCAAAAACCAAAAGGAACCGTCTTCCCCGTAGAGCCTTACGCTCATAATTAGCACCAGTTCAGAACCGGAAGAAACCGCATTGGAAAAACGGTAATCTACACTCACGTTAAATTTGTCCTTGATAGCAAGGGGCACGGGGTTGGAGGCGATCCATGTGGTATTGGTATCGGGTACGGCAGGCTTTGGGATCACCACGTACCTTTCCGTTTCCCTGCCATTGACATCGTATATTTTATTGAGGTAGGGCGTTACCAGGGGTGTCAGGCCACTATCAGGGGTGCCCCTTTTGGTGGTCCAATCGGCTATGGTATAACGCTTGGTTGTCACCCCGTTTACGATCACATCACCTATATACGTTCCCCGTGAAAAGTCAATGTTATCAATGATTTCACGGGGAAGCTCATAGCGGAAATCTTCCTCTATAAAGGAATGTGGCCTTTCAAGGGTCACGATGGAGGCGGGGGCGATCAGTTGCATGGGCAAGTCCTTGCCGATGGTCTTTTCAAACAGGTTGCCGTCCACCGTGCCAAGGGCGGTGCCGTCATAGCTATAAATGTCGTAGTAGGTTTGGTTGTAGTCAAATTCATCTATCCGCATGATCCACCATTCTCCGCGCCATTGGGTAATGAAGCACTCCTCACCCAATATCTTTTCAAGTACCGTATAGCAGTCCTCCAGGGTGCCTATTTCATCCTCAAAGGTCTTTGCCCAAATGTACACATGGGCATAGGCGGGAAGGCCCTGCATGGTTTCTTCCATGAGGTTGTTAATGACGTTTATTTTCAGTTGGAGCCTCGTTTTTTGCAGGCACCACGATATGTATTCAATGATCGTGTAATAGTCTTTGGGGACTGTTCCATCGGGACGGGTAAGGGGCTGATCTTTTAATAGTCCTATGCCATCGGTAGCCACAAGGGTAATGACCAGATGGTTGTAGTTGTCCATGAACTCGGTGCTGCAATCGTTTAGAACCAAGTGCCCATAGAACAGGTATTCCCCGGTGTCTTCCACGGTAATTTCCACAAGCCACCGGTCATCCTCGCTATTAAGCGCAAAGGTGCTTAGGTTGTACCACTGATCGGAAAGAAATTTAATTTCCGCTTCCTTGGCCCTGATGGGGGTGAATTTATCCTCGTCGTTATCAATGACCCGGATGTGCAGGGGATCGCCCGCCGCCATGAGGTTGTGTTCCTGAATATCGGGAAGGGGTGTAGGGGATTGGGTCAGGGTATCCCAAATGTTGATATTGATTATTTGCCCCCCGTTTGCGCCTTGATTTCTGAATCTTATGATATACCGGCCACCGTAGTACATTAGCTTGTCCTCCCCTGCTTTCGATTTACACGACTATGTACCCGCACAAGATCATTGCCCCGTATTACAAACTCACCATCACCGCCGCCACCAATGCCCGCACTTAGCAGAATATCCTTTAGCTTAGACAGGGGTGTAATGATTTCCGGGTTGCTGCCTGCGTTGGCGTATTCACCGATCATACCGATGGAGGGGCCGTAAGCAAGACCACCGGCAGCGTGCTTGCCGAATTTAAACGGACTTAGCTTTCCGAAGATGGCACCAAAACCGCCACCCCCACCGGGTAGCAGGAAAGACAGGATAAGTGCCTGAATTGCCGCCTCAATCAATTTATTAATGAGTTGGACAATAGACTGCATGATGGAATTAAAGAAGGCTTTTAGTGGTGCTTCCCCTGAAACGATAGCAGAGAACATATTTTGAAAGGCAGGGGTCACCACATCGCTGATGACCATAGCCAATTCCCTTGCCCTTTCTACTTGCGGGTCAAACATGCCACCGGTGACGTTACGAGGAACAGGGTTTCTGGGTGCCCACGGTGGTAATGGGTTAGGGTCTTCAATCGAGAGGGGAATGGGCTCTACATACGTTGTTTTGGGTATCCGTATTTCCTTGGGCTCAATTTCCAGCCTATCCGTCTTGACCTTTATGGGCTGAGCCACCTTGGCCTTTGGGTCAACGATTACACCCGCCGGAATCACTGAGACCAAGGCCCCTGCCCTCTTTTGCAAGGCGAGTTCTTCGGTTTTCAGCTTGGTGGTTTCCTGAATACTTGCATTGTATTTCTTTTGGGCCGAATTGATCATGTCAATGTACCCAATGGCACTCTGCCCTAACTGTGCGTTTTCATTTTGTACTTTTCTATACAACTCCTGCGCTTTCTGCACATTCCGGTAGGCTTCTTCTTCGTTCCGGGTGGCTTCTGCCTGCTTTTCGCTTAACTCGAGGATTTGTTTTTGAATATCAATGAGTTTGTCGGTGGCAGCCCTGGCCCTTGCCGATGCAACGATAGCGCCTGTCAATTGCTCGTAGGCAGTTTGGGCACCCCCTGCCATAATGACCTCATCCTTCAGGTTGGCAAAGTACTGAGGGTATTGCTGTTGCAGAGCATCGACAGCCTTTTTGCGCTCCTGATATGAAAGGGTAGTATTTTGGGTAGCTTGGTAAAGGTGTTGAGCATTTACCAGTTCTTCCTGTGCGGCCTGTGCGCCTTTCAGGTGTGCCGCCCGTACGTCGTCAAGGGTTTCAGCGTACTCCTTTGCTTTTTCTTTTGCCTCCTGCGTTTTTCTTGTCCATGCGGAAAGGCCCATAGATGCAAAACCAACGGCAGCCGTAATAAGGGAAAAGGCCACGCCAAGTCCCGCACCGCCAGTAAGAGCACCCATCAGTTGTGTTTTTACCGATGTGCCGGTTTCCTTGGCCTGTACCTTTAAACGTTGAAGCGATTCTAAGAAGGGGGTAATGTTGTTGGCAATCGCCATAGGTCCAAAAGCGGCATCCTGTGCGATCCTTCCAAAGTCCATCAGGGCAGAACCGGCCTGTGAAGATGATTTTTGAACCTTGCCTAAAGCGGCAACCGTTTTGCCTGATGCCGTTTCAAGTGAAGAAGTATCCCCTTTGAACCGGACTATGAGACCTTCTTCTACCATCAGTTTTTATTTTCAAATTGTTTACGAATAGCCACCATCCGGGCGTGTTCTTCCAAAATGTCCCGCTTGCTGACTTGTTTTTCTTCCTTATCCCATTGAAAGGGAAGGAACCTTTCAAATGTCTTCGGGAACCTCTTGTGATTCACGTTCCCAGAGAATGCAGAATAATAAGAGATCATTCGTGCCATTTCCCAATCCTGCCGCCTGTTCTCATTATGCCCCTCAATACATATCCAAATCTCACCAGGGCTTTTTTCATCCACTATCCAGGGAAGCACACCCGCTGCCGCTGCCTCTTTGTAAAACCAGTTCCAGGTCAGTCTTGCAGCGTCAGTTCTTCTTTTTTTTTAGGCTGCTCTTCCTGTTTTTTCTGTATCTCCACATCCAATTCCTCCACACTCTTGTTGGTCAGCCTTGCCACGAATATTTTGTAGATATGAGCACAGGTGGGTGATAGATACCCGCCTATTTCATCAATCCATACAAAAGGATCTATCTCAGGATTGTGGGGGGATTTGAAGCCGTTCATTTTGTGAAAGGCTTCGGCAGCTGCCAGCAGCATAGGGGGGTAATTGTCCGGCTTGAACAACTCCCCGGAAGCTATACGCATGTACAGTTCCCCCATTTCAATACCAATCTTTTTGCAAAAGGTGTGGAAGGTCCAAGAACAGAACAGGAGGGACACTTTTTCTAATTTCCCTTCTGCCTGAAATTCTATAGTGTAATCAGGTGTATAGCGCATCGCTTATGGTTTACGGGGTAATATCTAAATCGCCGGTAACGCTGAAAGTAATGTCGTACTCTGCCGAGTCGCCGACATTGATACTTTCATCGTAGCTGCTGATGGTTGCCTGACCCACCCGGTAGAGCAATGAAGTATCGGTAGCATGGGCCACCTTTACGAGCAGTTGCGTACCGCTTTGGGCATGGGTCAACAGATCATCAGCTGACACCTGGGCACCGGCAGTCGGGGCCGTGTTGTGCGTTCCGGTAGCGGTGATCTCCCAACCAAAGGGCCCCTGTGTACGGATAACACCGCAGCGGGTTCTTTTGGTGGTCACGTCACCGGAACCTGAAAGACCTACGTTCATGCCGCAAACGATTTCATCCCAATCAGATGCTTGCGGGGATGTGAGCACGGTAGAGATCCATATTCCTACCAAGTCGCCATCAATGTGGTTTGTTGCCATTTTATTTTGTTTTTATGCTTCAATAATTGTGAAACTGTATCTGAGTAAAAGCCGCTGTATTTTTTTACCGCTGCCGCTTTCGTCATGTAAATAGTTGATAGACTGCAGGCGCATGGACAGCACTTGGAACAAAGGGTCTATCACTACCCATGTGGTCCTTGGTGTGGGCCGTATCAGGTCGGTAACGCTGTTGCCTATTGCGTCCACATGCTTCCTTACCCACGTTGCCTGTTCTGCTTGTACTTCAATGAGCTGTGTGAACGTGTGCCCGAAATTGTGCTTGGTGTCCTTGTCTGCCGTTGTCTGCTCGGCGATCACAATTTGGTACGTGGGACCGTGTTCACCTTCCCCCTCATAAACCGGTACCGGGTCGCCTTCGTAGGTCACTGCTCCATCCAAAAGGGTGTACAGTGCTTTTCTTACGTATGGTGCCGGATTCTTCATTGTTTCAATGCCTTTATAATAGCGGGTCTTGCTTCCTTTTTAATGTCTGCCTGTGCGATGGGCAGCTGCGGGAAAAAGAACGGTTGCGCCTTGATACCGTTTTTAAGGATGGAACGGTAGATGGCATACGCCGCCTGTTTGTCCTGCTGATCCTTTGTGGCCTTGCTTCCTGTCCTTCTCCGGGTCTTTACGCTGAAACTTCCCGCAAGCCCTGTCCTTTTCACCCATGCAAGGATTGATTCAAAGAACCCTTTCCCGCCTTTCCTGCCGCCCCCCTTGAACTGTGCCGCATACGCTGAATATTCGGACGGGACTTGTGCCTTGCTTTTGGTTCCAAACTCGATATAAGCACTCTGAAAGGCTGCACTGACCACCCGGTAGTTCATATCGCCTTCTTTATAGAAGGTGATGGAGTTTTTTAACACTGCCTGATCTACCGGGGCTGCCTGTGCGGCCCTATTGACAAATTCCTGCGATACCCGGTGCATGACTGCATCTACCTCTGTTACCACACTTGCAGGGATATTTCCAAGCTTCTTTTTCAGCTTATCAAAGCCCTCTACCTGT